GCTGGAGGGCAACCATGTCCTCGACAGGGGTAGAACCAGGGAACCGGCCTGGTGCGATGTCGTACCGGAACTCCGTATAAGTGAAGTCCCCGGTCACGAGATCGTACTGATCCTTGACGGGCAGGTCGCCCTTATAGAGGATCACCCCATTGGCGACGATCATGTGCAGGCCGCGTGGCAACTGCTGCGAGGGTTTCTCCTGGTACTTCATCAAGACGGCCCCGTTGGTGAATTGCTGAAGACCGCCGTAATGAGCCGTCCCGGGCACGCTTGGCCCGACCAAAGACAACAGACTCGCCTCGAAGAAGCTCCCGGCCTCGATGCCCCCCTGAGCAGCCACATAGGGACCGAAGTCCGGAAAGTTCATGTCGATCCAGTCCAGATCGACGTACCGGACCTCCCCGCACCACTGGGCATCCTTGAGGGTGCTCGCCTTCGGGTCCCAGAAGAAGTTGAACAGCATCAGCATCCGAGACTCGATCTCGCCCTCGGTGACGACATCGAACATCGGCTGCAAGGTCTCTGGATCGAGCTCCGGAACCGTGGTCACGTCTATCGCCGGAGTGCCGTCAGGCAGCAGCCGGGGCATTGACCCCTGCTGGAGGATGCCCCCACACTGAGGACAAGCCCCTCCAACCTCGTTCACGTCCCCCACGTAGTTGCAGGTCGCACAGGTCCCCTTGGGCTCCTGCACCGGAGTCTCCTGTAACTTCGTCCGTGGAATGATCCGGGCCATCCCGGCTTTGGGATTGAAATAGTCCTCAGCGATGACCGTCCCGGTCAACACGGCATAGACAGCCGCGAGCTGGCGTACCTCCAGCTCATTGGTGACGTCGTAGATGTGCTGGATCATCTTCTCGCCGACGTCAGCCGCCTGACGGTCAGCGATCTCATTGGACTCGGGACGGACCCGGCCCTGCGGCCTGGACCGCAGCAGCCGGCTGATCATTCCGTTGGCACGAGGCTTGAGGGCGTTCGACGTCGGGGTGGGGAACCAGCTCGGAAACTGGGCACGCACCCAACGCTTGCCCGTCTCCATGTACTCGATCCACTGGATCCCCAGGTAGAAGGCAACACACTCGAAATACTGGCGTTCGAGAGCCCAGCGGCTCATCTGGCGACTGTTGACGCCAAGCCGCTCTTCGACTCTCTGGAGAAGTTTGCGGTCCTCTGGAGTCAGAAAACCAGCGTACCCCGGACGAGGGGCACGAGGCTCAGAAACACTGGAGCCAGCAAGCTGGGGGCCTACAAGCTGTTGTGCGTCAGCCTCCGCCAATCCTCATGACCACCTCCCCATGCACGAATAGACCAACCAGCCTCTATAGGCCGTAGATGATGACAGGCATCGAACCAGTCACGGTGGCCCCGGTCGCTACCACTAGGGCCGCTGCCGTGCCGGTCTGCTGGAACAGCTTCAGCACCGCGTTCACACCCGAGTAGGAAATCGCCGGTACGAAACCCTCAGCCGTGCAACCTTCGGTGTTGACGTGAAGGATCCTGCTCAGTCCGACCAGGGCTGCTGTGATGGTATCGCCCCCAGCACTAGCCGTCCCACTCAAGTTCAACGTACCGATCCGGGCGAACAAACTGCCCATGTTCTGCTTACCTGAAACCGCCTCCGTAAACGTGAACGTCACAGCCATCTCTATTCCCCTCCCTAGAGCAACCCTTGCTCGCCATCTCCCGGGCTTCGCCCGGACATCTGTTCCTCAAGTTTTCCCATCGCCTTGCTGTATTCAGCCGCCTTCACGACCTGACCGCCGACGAACATCATCAACTCGCCCGTCGTTGGATCAGGAAACGTCTGCTCTGCGCCAACACCTGGAACGGTAGGACCCCCCGACACCGGCAACCCCTTATAGATCTGAAATGACGCCGGGTTAGTCAAGGCCAGAAGCCGATCCTGCATCTCCACGATCTGGGACCGTAAGAACCGGATCTCGTCGTCCTTCGCCTCACAGCCAGCACAACTCATCACTTCCTCGAACTCCGGTTCCCCCCGTGGCGGAATCCCCGCATCGCAATCGCCAGTCGCGCCCGACGGCCCACCGTTCCCTTGCGCTTCGCCGCCGCCTCCAGCGTGTCCCGTGGAATCTTCTTCCCCTGAGGAATCCCCAGATCCTCGTGCAACGCGCCTGGATGCTTTATGGCCCCTTGAACCCATTTCCGAGCCATCGCTTACCTCCTCAAGGTTAAAGCTTTTCCTACCCTTTGGCTACCGCATCTCTGAAGGCCGCCAGATCAAAGTACCTCCCCGGGCAAGTCCGTCCCTTCTGCACCTCCCTGTGCCCGACTACCCGATCCACAGGCACTGTAAACCGTCCACGAAGCCATCGGACCAATCTAACAGCAGCAGCCCACTGTTGAGCAGGCACCGCAGTCTGGTCGAAATCACCCACCAGACAGATGCCAAGACTGTCAGAGTTCCGGCCCGGAGCGTGAGCACCAGCCACCGTCCAGGGTCGCCCAATGAACACCTCCCACGTCTGAGCAATCTGCTCGATCCCGATGTGGTAACCGATGTCCGCCCAACCCCGACCGTCCGGAGGAGGCGTCGTATGGAAGCGCCGGATGGCGGGCCAAGACATCGTCTCACCATCCCGGGTCGCACTGTGATGGATCACGATGTAACGGATCTCAACAAGCTTGCCCACTCCACCCAAACCTCTTTCTCAACTCACCACGTTGCACTCGGCACTTCCATAACATGCGGACGTGCAGATCCCTCCGCTGCACACGCCACCAAACGGTGAGCAGCAGTCATTATCTATACTACACGCTTGCCCTGGATAGGCCGTTCCGGCACACACACTCCCAACACAATCGCAGGTACAGCCTTGAAGCTCGCACGTCTGGATTCCAGTACAGTCCGTCTGTTCCGTTTCGACCGTACATGGTACCTGTGGTGAAGGCCATGTCCCATTAGCATTGCGGCAATAATATTGAGGAATAGTGTCTTCTGTACCCGCGTCTAGGGAACACGTATTCCAGCTCAGCAAACGGTCAACCATACACATGCCCAGTGATTCTGAGCCAGGAGCGGAGAAATGAAGACCATCTGGTTGAAGGTGCGTTGCCTTATCGTGGTCGAAATCATCGGCACAGTCGGCAACATAGCGATACCGCCGATTGCACGTACCGCCACTACACTGACTGTCCTCAGTGCAGTTCTCTCCAACATCGGTCCCGCCTGAGCAATAGGCGTCACCCCGCAGATGCTCGTTGACTCGGGCGACATACTGCTTGTCGCCTCGTGACGGATCACATTCCGCAGCGTAAGTATCCGGCACCGTGCTGAATAAGAGCTTGGGCCTGCCATCGCTCTCGCTGAGTCCGTCGATCACCGACTGCCAGCGGTCGTAGTATTCAATCGCAACGGCATGTCCCTTTAGAGCGTTTAGCCAACCCGTTTCGTACTGAGTGGCACAAGCGCCATCACCATAACAGTAAGATGGACCTGAGCACAGGCAATGACCAGACGAGCACGTTCCATTCCAGCTAAATACCCGGTTCGTCACCATGAGGTTGAGCGAGTCGCAGTCCGTGGGGTCGTCGCAGTCCTGCTCGCTACCGGGGTATGTGCAAGTACCCTGGCACCAGTCTTGCGTACCAGCGTTGTTGCAAGCACCCGCGCCATAACATTGAGCATCGGTCGTGCAACCACGATGGCAAATCTCAGTATTGGTGCATGTCCCACCAGGACAGTCGCTTGCCACGAGGCAACCCTTGTCATCGGCGCTTCCGCCAACGCACACCTTAGCGCACACCCAGCCAGGATCACTCGCAGAAAGAGGATCGGGACAGTCATCATTATCTACGCACTTGCAGTTGCCCCTCGGGTAATCTTTCGTTGGCTCATCTACCGTGCAAGTGTCCATGCCATAGAAGTAGCAATCTGAGCCTTGACGGCAGATACGATGGACGACACTACAAGTGCCGGACACGCCATATTGGATGATGTTTGAGTAGCATGTGCTTGAACTGTTGGGCAGTCTTCCCGCGCAAACGGAGTCAGGTCCAACCTGATCTATGCAATCCTGGTGACGAGCACAGTTGACCTGGGTTGGTGGACTACAGGCACCAGTACCAGCTATTGAACCTCCATGAGCAGCCCCGATACCATCACAGTTGGGAGCATTCGAGTAAATCGCCGAGTCATTTACAGCGAGGTCAACCGCAATGACATCGGGTTTCTTCCTCTCACCTTGAATGACATCACAAAATGGCAAGCATAGCGTTCCACCACAGTCAGAAGAATCATCGCAGGCGTCTCCAAAATATCCACTCCCGGTGTTCTGACACGTCTTCGCCTCGGCATCCAATACTCGCTCGAAGTGTTCATTCTGGTGCCAGGTGCCCCAGCCGCCATGCGCACAGTTAATCAGGTTGTCTACACGGACGTTGCCAGGAATGTAGTCAGACCAGCTCAAAGTAGGTGGGCAGTCTCCCCCTGGGCAGCTATCGTCACAGGTTGCAGTCATGCTACAGGTGCCAAGATTCTCGCAGGTCGTCCGCGAGCTACAGGTCACTGTTGGGTTTCTCGTGCAGTGACCGGCTACGCAATCGTTGATCTCACACGTTCCGCCACCGGAGCAATCGCCATCAACCGTGCAGTTGGTATCCGGTGGAGCAGTTCCGCCAGAGCAGATCGAGTGGCAGAGCAACGCATCGGCATCCGTAGGATCGGCTGTGTTACATCGGTATCCAACAGTCGCGCCTTGCGAGCCGCTGCACGTAATGCACTGCTCATTCGAGCCGCAGCCGCCTGTTGGGGTGTCCTTCTCGGGGTCCCAGGAGCAATGACTTCGTTGCGTGCAGAATACTGATGGATCGTTGTCGCACTGGCCCTGCAAAGTCTGATCGGGCACACTTGTCGAATCGCCAACGATAGCTACGGTCCGCTCGTTGTCATCCGTGCCTTTGTTCCCTTCTGGGATCGTATCCGGCAGTTGACCCGGCTCGACGACATGGACGTAGACCTCGACGACACCAAGCCTGGTTAGATTGGTGTTGGTTGAAGAAGAATTAAGCGAGATGGTCAGGGAGTCAATGTCCGTAGTAGACCAGTTATCGAATAGCATAGATGGACGTGAGCCGAGAACACGCACCACTTGGCGGTCATTATTGTTCTCGTCGTCGTGTGGACTCGCGTTGCCAACCGTAATCATGCCAGACGACATGGTGTAAGCCGGGTCTATGCTATTTACATAGCCCGTGAGTTCAAACTGATGCGTGGTGGCGGCGTTACCATCCCCAGCATCCCCAAATCCCACAATGTCAATCGCATCAACCGTTCGGTCTCCTGAGACAGTAACCGAGGTAAAGCCGGCTATCTCCTCAAGCTTTCCCTTTTGTGTAGAAGTCACCCGACCGCTTCCGTAGGTATAGTCAGGGGCCTCGTCCGTGTCGCTGTAATCGTTCAAACAATCCCAATGGGTTGACGAGAGGCACCCTCCGCCGCTAGTTTCTCCCCATTCCTTGTCATCACCATCGGTATCTGCGTAAGCAGTCGCAACATATCCCCAGGCGGAATTGATCGGGCAACTACTCTCAGAACATGCGTATGCTACCATGCTGGCAGCATAGAAATGGATAGCTCCGTTAGGATCGTCCGTCGTTCCGCCAATTCTAAACGTCGCTGGCTTGCTCGGTGCGGAAGCAGGTATGGGTGTATAATGTGCTATCCGATGGCCTGCCACGTACAAATCCACGTTGACCGTTGGACTTTGAGAATACTGATACAGCTTCACCGGAGCCCAGTATTTATTGGCGGTACACGGATAGCCA